TAAGAAGCTGTAAATACGCGGGAGCCTATCGTGGCTTACCGCCTCGCGGTTGGCTAATATTGTAGCCGTTCTCCAGCCTACCGACGTGCCGCAGTCGCTACCTTCTTCTTCGCGAAGCTTTAACGCTCTTTTGGCGTTATCGGTTGCAGCTTGTGGGTAATCGGTCCAAGGCATTAGTCCGCGTCTACGTTAGTGTTATCCTCTCCAGCTTGCGCCATATTCAAAGGCTGGAGGTAAACGTTGCCACCTTCTACCGGGTTAAGGTTTTCTAGGTCTCTAATATCGTTTACCGATAGCCAGCCCCATTGGCGAGCAGTTGCGTAAGCTTGGTAACGGCCTTGGAGGTCTCCACGCATTAAGCCCTCCATAGTGAAGTAAGCGTAATAGTTAGGCTCGTCTTCTCTAAAAAGCTTGCGGTTAAATTCTACCTCGAAGCGTCTTACGTAAGGGGTTACACAATCGCGCACAAACTGTATAGCTTGCTGCTCTACGTTTGCTCTCGTGCTGCTGTTTTCTAGGTCCGCTAAATAGCTTGGAGGTATTCTAAAAATACGGGCTATTTCGTTTACTTGAAATTTACGGCTCTGTAGGAATTGGGCAGCCTCTGGGTCTAGTCCAATTTTCTCGTACTTCATACCCTCCTCAAGTATCGCGGTGCCGTGTGAATTGCTTAAGCCGCCGTTAGCTCTATTCCAGCTCTGCTTTAAGCGGTTGATAGCGTCAATACTCAAACGCCCCGGCGCAGTAATAATACCGCCCGTATTAGCTCCGTTAGAATAGAAGCGAGCGCCGTACTCTTGGGCCGCTAGCCCAATAGCTACGGCCTCGCGAGCTACCGTTAAAGGACTCTTTCCCGTTAAACCGTTAAAGCTTAAGCCTACTACGTGGACTACTTCGTAGTCTAGATAGGTCTTTTTTTCGTTAAATACGTACACCTTCTCGCCGTCTACTATCTTAACCTCTACGAGCATAGGGTTAAGAGGCGTTAAGGAAATAGGACGCCCTGCGGCGTTAAATTCTATTTTAGCGTAGGCGTTACCGTGTAGCACCAAGTTAGCCGCCATACTCTCACGAAAGGTAAAGCTAGAGCTTACCGTGTTAGGGGTATGGGCTAAAAGTTTCTGTATAGGGTGCTCTCGAGCTATTACGCGCGTTTCGCCGTCGTATACATATACGTTAAGAGGGATGCTCGCGATAGTCTCGCTAATGATTCGTACAGCTGCGTAAACAGCGCTAAAGGTTAGCGCGTTGTCTTCGCTTACTTGTACTCCGGTCTTACTGGTACCAAAAAGCCCCGTAAGCCACGCAGCCGGGTTGCTTAGACTCGTGCTGGGGTTTTCGGGGGAGCTTCTAAATAAGCGGGCTAGTAAGCCGGTGTTATTATTGTCTGCCAAAGCTTGTAAGTATATACTTTATGCAAATATACAAAAAAATATATAAAACACTTGCTTTGCTTTTGTTTTTATTGTATAGGCAGCCTAGTTATTTTAAATTTCTCGTTCTCGTAGTAGTTACAGCTTGCGTTAATAACCTTGGTTAAGGTGCTATAGTTTAAGTCTAAGGCCTTACAAGCTTTCGTTAGGGTTCTGTATCCTTCTACAGTTTTAGAGCTCTTACGCTCCACTAAAATAACTCTCATATAAATAAAATAGTATCTTCTTGTTCGGGGTTGGTTCCTTCCGCGCATCGGTTGCAAATTTGCAGCGCGGTAATATTGCTTATGCTGTCGGTATATTCTCCGCAGCTCTGGCAGTAGTATTCTACGTCATTACTGCACATAGCCAAATATAATAAACTGTATAAACTCCACCGCTTTAAATAGCAGCTTAATAGTTGGGAAAAACAAAAGGCCGGCCAGTAGGGCTAGTCCTAATTTTCTCGCGTCTCTTGCCTCTCGGCTTATTACTTTCTTTGCCATTGCTTTAAATAAAATTTAGCCTTCTCTAGGCTGTTAAACTTGCGGCTTCCGTAGAAGCTCGGGGTATTCGGGAGGGCGGTAAAAACGCCGGGCTGGGTCTCTAGTATCTCAGCTCCGGCGTATTGTATTACTCTCTTAATTTTCATAAAGCCCTCTTTATATAGTAGTTGGTTCTGCCAGTCTTGCATTATATGCGGCTTAATACTTTTAAAGCTTTTGCTTTTGTTGTTTGGTCGAATAAGAATACGCCTTCTTTATCGTGAACATACCAGCTCTTACCGTCTTCGTGAATGTTTCTGGCTACTGTGTAAGTGTTTCCGTTTAGGCTTACTTGGTATTCTCCTTTTCTTAATTTAGTAGTAGTCATTTTGTTTTTGCTTTTGTTGTTATTACTGGTGTAAAGATACGCCTATTTTCTTTCCGTGCAAATAAAAACGTATTTTTTTTCATATTTTTTTTTAGGGCATAAAAAAAGCCCCTGCCGGGGCTCTCTCTTAAGCGAGTGCTTTTTGGTACTCTTCGTAAGCCTCGTAAGCTTTAGTATCGTACTTCGGCTTATGGTGTACCGTTACGTATTTCATACTTACCTCGATATCTCTACCGCAAGGCGCTTTAAACTTAACAGCGTTGCGGTCGCTTTTAATTTCGTAGTAATCTTCGTAGCTATTAAAGCTGCCGTACTGAAGCAAGCCCTCTAGTAGGTCTCTCATTTGTAAAAATACTTCTCTAGATACTGTAAGAGGATTTACGTAAATATCGAAGCTGTTACCCATTGAGAAGCTCTCGTAACGGAATTGGCAGAAGCTAGCTACCTCTTTACCAAACTTAGCAGCAATAATCTGCTTTACTACTTGGTTGTAAGTTACTCCACTAGCGCGGTGGTATACTTCGCCATCGTAGCCAGTATCTTTAATTAGGCTTACGTTTTTAAGTTGTACGTCTAGAGCTGTTGCGTTTACTTTTACTGTTGTTTTCATTTGTAGTGTCTTTTAGTTTTTGTTGTTGTTGTTTGACACTTCAAATATACGGCTACTTTTTATTTATGCAAACTTTTCCGTAAAAATTTTCATTTTTTTTTAGTTTGTACCCTTTCCCCTCGTGTACGATACATACGTAGTACCCGTCTTTACTGGCCTCTTGGATAAAACTAGTAAAGCCTAGCTCCATCATATGGAAGCACAAGCTTAGGGCCTCTTCTTTATCCATTACAGAATTATTAAGTCTCGCTCGTCGTAAATGCTGCCGCCGTCGTCGTCGCTTCTATGCTTCGCTAACCAGATACCTACAGCCATTGCCCAAGCTTGCGCAACGTCAATCTTATCGGAGCTTTTAGCTTTGTCAAATTTCAAGTTACCGGCGGGGTCCGTTTTAGCTTGTACGTTACTCACACACCAGCGCAGTAAGCTATTACCTTGGTGCGCTATCTGGCCGCTCCTAAGCCATATCTCCAGCTGCTTAATAGCTGGGCTCATACTGGCGAAGCCTTGGCCGTAAGGCTCTACCGGGAGACCCTCCTCTGCGAGGTCCGCTATAAGGCTGCTAGAGTTCCAGCGGTCATACGCTACCGCTCGTATATTAAACATCTCGGCAACGTCGTAAACTACGTCCCTAATGTAGCGGTAGTCGGTTACGTTACCCGGCGTTACCATAAGCTCGCCCTTGCTTATAAACTTGTTATAATCTGCGCCGACCTTTCCCCTTCTGCGCTCTACGGCTGCCTCGGTAACCCAGCTATAGACCAAAGTCTTAAAGGGCTCGTCTTCTTCTATTGGGGGGAATATTAAAACAAGTGCCGTAATATCCTCGGTACTTGCAAGGTCGAGCCCTGCGTAGCAGTCTCTACCTTTTAAGTCTGCAAGCTCATACTCTAGCTTACAATCGTTAAAATCGTCGTTACTAACCCAGCGTACCTCGGAGCTGGTCCATTGGTTAAGGTGCAGCCTTCTAAAAGTATTCTCATACGTTACCAGCGCTTTAGCTTTTTGAGCTTGTGCCTTTATATAGTCCTCTTTAATGGTTACACCGTAACCCGGGTTAGCCTTTAGCCACGTCTCCGGGTCTTGGATATCGTCGTCGGGGTCTGCCTCGAATATATGCGGGTAAAAGGTAGGGTCCTCTATAATTCCGTCCCTTACCTTCTTCGCATAATCGTATACCTCGTAGCAGATACTTTCCCTATTGCTGCCCGCTGTAGAGATACTAAAAAAGAGCGGCTGCCTACGTGCACCGCTCGCGGTTTTCATTACGTCGTACAGCTCTCTATTGGGCTGACTGTGGAGCTCATCAAAAAGGACGGCGTGAGCGTTGTAACCGTGGGCTGTATCGGCGTCCGCGCTCCTTGCTTGTATAAAGCTGCCGTCCTTCGCTACTATACTATTACGGTAGACCTTTACCTTATCCATAAGCAGCGGCGACTGTAGTACCATCTGCTTCTGTATTTCGTGAATCATTCCGGCCTGGCCGCGGTCCGCGGCGCAAACTATAATCTCTGCCCCGGGCTCGTTATCACTTACCAGCAAGTAAAGCCCTAGCGCTGCTAAAAAATTGGTCTTACCATCCTTACGAGGCCAGAATAAAAAAGCCTCTCTAGTAATCCTTAAGCCGTGCTCGTCTACATTGCCGAATATATCGCGTATTACCTCTTTCTGGAATGGCTCCAATATAAACGGCTTACGCGCTAGCTCTCCTTTGGTGTGGGTAGTAATCTTCTCTATAAATTTTATTACCCGCTCTGCTTTGTGTTGGTCGTACATTACGCGTCTATAATATCGTCTATATCTAGGGTGCGCCCTTCTGGGCGTTCTAGCTTGGACCTACTCGCTGGAGTTAGTCCAAATTCTATTAGCATCATTCTAATCCTACGCCAAGCGTCGGAGCTTTGCGCTGCGGCTGGATGTGGTTTTAAAACCTTGGCCCCGTTGCTTGCGAAGGTCTCGTATATACGGCCCTCCTTCTGGAGCTTTAGCTCTGCGCTGTACCATTCTTGGTACGCGATAGCTAAAAGCTCTAGGGCCGTATCGTCTACCGTAGACAAAAGCCCCATACTATGCAAATGGCCTACGGTCCGCTCGTACATCATTTTTCCCTTTGCCTTTAAAAAGCTTGGGGTAGTTCGTGCGGGCTTGCCTTTAGTTACTGTTACTGGCTTTTCTGGCGCTCTATCTTTGCGCGCCGTGCCTCTTTGTTTTTTCAATTCTTGAGGTACTGGTCTCCTCGCCATTTTGTTAAATTTTTAACACTTTGTTTTATCCCTAACTCTTGAACCGCAATTGACATCGTAAAATTCTCTT